GTTAAGTATAAAAAAGAATGTGCAATCGCGGCAGAGAATAAGAAGCCCGATCCGCAGATTCCTAACTATATTGGCGAATGCTTTCTAAAGATTGCAGACCACCTGTCACGCAAACCCAATTTCATTTCCTATTCATTTAGAGATGAAATGATTGCTGATGGTATTGAAAATTGTCTTATGTACTTTAGAAATTTTGATGAAACGAAATCAAGCAATCCATTTGCCTATTTCACTCAGATTATCTACTATGCATTCCTTCGCCGTATTATGAAGGAGAAAAAACAATTGTATGTCAAATACAAAGCTACCGAACAATTTGGTATTCTTGATGAGTATGAAATGTTTGAAGATGTGGATGGTACAATGAAACAATTTCAGTTATACGATAACATCTCCGAATTCATTCAGAACTTTGAAGAAAACAAAAAGAAGAAGAAAGAAGGCAAATCAAAAGGCTTGGAAAAGTTTATTGAAGAATTACCTGAATCTGCTTGACAAACAGTTTTAACTTCTATATAATTGTTGATTATGAAAATAGCTATTCTAGGTGATACCCATCATGGTATGCGAGGCGACTCGCTAGAATTCCATAGGTATTACAAAAAATTCTACGACAACGTATTCTTCCCGTATATAATTGATAACAAGATTACTACGGTGTTTCAACTTGGCGATTTGTTTGATAGACGCAAGTTTATCAATTTCAATTCCCTCTATCTGTGTCGTAAGTACTTCTTTGATAAACTCAGAGATAACAATATTCGTTTTTACACACTTCTAGGCAACCACGATATTGCCTATCGTAACACGCTTGAGGTAAACTCATCACAGTTATTGTTGAATGAGTATGAGAACATTACCATCTATGACGATTTCAATGTATTGAATTTTGATGGTATTGATGTTGATATTGTGCCTTGGTTGTGTGCAGATAACGAAGAACATATTTTGGAAAAGATGAAACAAAGTAAGTCACAGATATGTTTTGGACACTTTGAAATTCAAGGCTTTGAAACTATGCCAGGTGAAGCATCTCCTGTAGGACTTGACAGAAAGATATTTTCAAAGTATGATATGGTACTCAGTGGGCATTTTCATCACAAATCAGATGATGGTCAAATCTTTTATGTGGGTACGCCTGGTGAGATGACATGGATTGATTACAATGATCCTCGTGGGTTTCATATCTTTGATTTGAATACCCGTGAATTAGAATTTATTCAGAACCCGTATCGTATGTTCCACAAGATTCGTTATGATGATGGTGAACAGGACTTTGAATATTGGAAGAACTTTAATTTTGATGCATACAAAGAAACATATGTTAAGGTGATTGTTATAAACAAACAAAACCCTTATCTGTTTGACAATATGTTGGACAATCTTTACAAATCAGGTGCTGCTGATATATCTGTTGTTGAAGACTTCACTGATACGAACAGCATCATTGATGATAAAGATATTGTTGACCAAGCTGAAGATACAATGACAATTCTTTCTAAGTATATTGATAACTTGACACTCAACGTAGATAATACTAAAATCAAAACACTTATGCATGAATTATATGTTGAGGCATTAAATACAGAAACTACTGAATGATTATATTTCGCAATGTGCGTTGGAAGAATCTTCTTTCAACGGGTAATTACTTTACTGAAATCAAACTAAACAACAATGCACATACCCTGATTGTTGGAGAAAATGGATCTGGCAAATCAACGATGCTAGATGCATTATGTTTTGGTTTATTCGGTAAAGCATTTCGTGGCATCAACAAACCCACTCTACTTAATTCTATCAATGGTAAAGATTGTGTGGTAGAAATTGAATTTGATACAAGCAACAAATCATATAAGATTGTTCGCGGTATCAAACCAAATGTGTTTGAAATTTATCAGAACGGTGAACTGCTAAATCAAGATGCAGCATCAAGAGACTATCAAGAATATCTTGAGAAGTTTATTCTGAAACTTAATTTTAAATCATTCACACAGATTGTGATTCTAGGTTCTGCATCATTCACACCTTTTATGCAGTTATCTGCCGCTGATCGCCGTGCAATCATTGAAGACTTGCTTGACATTCAAATCTTTTCGGTGATGAACAACATTCTTAAAGAAAAACTTTCTAATAATAAAGATTTAGTTGTTAGTAAGAAATATGATATTGATTTGGCTCAGCAGAAATATGATATGCAAGAAAAGCATATTCAAGCATTGAAACAAGATAATGATGAAAAGATTAAACAACATGAAAAAGACATACAGAATAATCAAGCTGCAATACAAGACCTTCATGCCAATGTCGCCAACTTCCTTGTGGAGATTGGGTCTTTACAAACAGAAGTCGCTGATAAACTTGAAACTGAGAACAAACTCAAGAAGATTACGAAAATTGAATCACAGATTGAAAGCAATCTATCCAAGTATAGAAAGGATATCAGTTTCTTTCAACAAAATGATAATTGTCCAACCTGTAGGCAAGCTATTGCCTTGGGGTTTAAAGAGGAAGAACTTGCTTCGCTCCACACAAAGACTTCTGAGTGTGAACTAGGTTTACAACAATTAGAATCTAAGTTATTGGCAGAACAAGAAAAACTGAATCAAATTACAGAGAAACAAAAATTGATTCAGCAGTTGCAGATTAAGGTAGCAACAAGTAACACTTCAGTCACCGAAACAAACAAGTATATTGAAAAGTTAAAGGCTCAGATTGCAGAACTTAAACAATCCAAGGTAGTAACAGACAAAGAACAGAACCAATTGAAAGAATTACAAAATCATCTGTTGTTACTACAAGAAGAGTTAAAATCACTAATAGAAGATAAAACATACTATGAGGCTGCCTCGTTGTTGTTGAAAGACACAGGTATCAAGACTAAAATTATTCGCCAGTATTTACCAATCATCAACAAACTAGTCAATAAGTATTTAGCATCACTAGACTTCTTTGTAAACTTTAACCTAGATGAATCATTTAAAGAAACAATCAAGTCTAGGCATCGTGATGATTTTTCTTATAATAACTTTTCAGAAGGTGAGAAACAACGTATTGACATGGCATTGATGTTGACATGGCGTGCAGTGGCAAGATTGAAGAATTCTTCCAATACGAATCTGTTGATACTTGATGAAGTGTTTGATTCAAGCCTTGATACAAATGGCACAGAAGAATTGATTAAAATCCTACATATGTTAGAAGATGTAAACCTATATGTTATCTCACATAAAGGTGATATTCTGCAAGACAAGTTTAGTAATGTTATTCGTTTTGAAAAAGTAAAGAACTTTTCAAGGATAGTGAAATGAGTATAGAAACAGAATTACATATTTTTGAAGATGGTAATAGAATTGCAAAAGTATTTACCAGAGGTAAAGGCAGTTACAGGGTATGGATGTATGATTCATACCTTGAGACTGAAAAAGAAAACAATTTTGACGATGAACAATCAGCAGAAGATTGTGCTGAGAATTGGGTGCTAAACAAATGAGCGAAATTATAACAATCAATACAGAATCAAATGAATTCAAAGAAGAGATCATTGAACCTTTAACGGTATACAGCGATAATCTTCCTATGTTGAGTGTTAAAATACCTGAACATACTTTGCCTTTACCTAACAAAAATATGACTGCATTGGTAAAGAAACTAAAGATGACGATGAAACTGTATGCAGGACTGGGTTTGTCTGCCAATCAATGTAACATTTATGAAAGAGTATTTGTTATCGGTTCAGAAGATTTTCAGTTTGCATGTATCAACCCTAAGATCATTCAATCTTCACTTGAGATGGAAAAAGAATCAGAAGGTTGCCTCTCTTATCCAGCAATTTATCTTAAAATAGAAAGACCAAAATGGATTGATGTAGAGTTTTGGACAGAAGAAGGTAAACAAGTACAAACCAGACTTGAAGGTTTATCTGCACGTTGTTTTGCACATGAACTTGACCATTTGAATGGTGTTAAGTTTGTTGACTATGTTGGTCCTGTTGCATTGAAAATGGCAAAGAAGAAGCAACAGAAAATGATTAAAAGGTACGAAAGAAGTAAATGAAATTAACGATTGCTAGACTTAGAAGTGGTACAAATTATAAAGAACCACTTGAGCATATCATGGATTCTTTCTATCACCTGTATAAGAAATACATGGAAAGAAATCCACAGCACACTTACGGTGTTTGTAACTTTGGATGGAATTCAGCAAACCGTAAAAAAATAGATGATATCGTTGATGCTGATGTGATTCTAATACCTAGTGAGAATGAATTCTTTCAACACATTGATGGGTATGTTGATACAAGGCATAAAGAACGCTCGGATGAATTCATTGGGCAAATTGGTATGCATCTAGCAAATAAACACCTAGTGATTATGCGTAGCGATAGAGCAGACAACGAAAATCTTTACCGCACTAGAACGTTTAAAGACTATACAATAGGAAAATTCTCAACATTTGATGAGATGGATGTACCTGGTGGTCTTCATGGCATGAAGTATCATTTCATCAAGGCAAGAAACAAAAACTTGTTTGAAGAACCTTCTACTAAGAAATATGATTTGATTTATTGGGGTTGTGATAAACGTAAATTAATTGACAAGCAAGATAGTGGTGATGAAAGACATTTAGTTTTCAAACAGTTGAAAAAAGAAAACAAAATCAGCACCTATTTTATAGGCAGATACAACTCAATTAAGCCTGATAGAAAAATTGATACGATGAACAATCTGATTCCAACTTTAGAAGAAGGTAAATCAACACTTTGTTTTAATTGGTTAGATAGTAAAGCAACAACAAGTCGTTACCATGAAGCAATTGCGTGTGGAATAATGCCATTAGTTTGGAAGAATTATGATGAAGACAATACGTTGGTTGCAGATTCATGGCAGAGAGTCAATAGCGTAGAAGAATTTTATGATAAAGTATCTGAGGTTGAAAATAAATTTAAAGATGTTCAAGCACATTACCTAAGTAACTTAAAGAATGAAGATTGGTACTACGAACACTTTTCTAATAGATTGAATGAGATTATTAAATAATGAAACCTGATATTGACAAACAGTGGGCAGATTGGCAACTTAAGAATCCTTCAGAATCTTTTTTGCAAGTAGATGAAAATGATTTGCGAGAAAAGACTATTGCTGATTTATCCTATGTTTCAAAAATGGATGTAAAAGAATACACACTCTATCAGAAATGGTGTGAAGTACAAGAAAAGTATCCTTCAGTCATCGTGAATGATTTGTGGGATGGTGAAAAGCGTGTTCTTAAAGATGAAGAACAACGCCGAGCGATTGCAGAAGTTAAAGATAACTTTTGGAATCCAGAAAATGTAGATGAATACATGGATCTTCAACCTGAATTAGTTTTGACAGATAAGAGCCACGAAAAAACATCACCTGAATTGTGGAACTGTATTCGTACATTTTCTTCTACGATGAAGAACAATTCAAACATTGGTCGCAATCTTAACTTTATTGTTCGTGACAAAGTTACCAAAAAGTATCTTGGTGTTATTTGTATCTCTTCTGACTTTCTAGACTTAACACCTAGAGATAAATTTATCGGATGGTCGCGTGAGTTAAAGACACAAGGTCGTATGATTAATCATACAGCAATCGGCTCTACGATTGTACCTCTACAGCCACTAGGTTTTAATTATGTTGGTGGTAAACTACTTGCCCTTTTGTGCTTAACAGACCAAGTGCAAGAAGAATGGCAACGATTGTATGGTGATAAACTTGTTGCTGTAACAACAACATCATTGTATGGTAAGACTAAAGCAAACGGTCTTTCTCAGTATGATAATTTAGATTATTGGCAACCTATGGGATTTACTGCTGGTTCTGTTTCATATGAGCCATCAAAAGAGACTCGCTATTTACTTCGTGAGTGGTTGAAAACAAATCATACTAGAAAGTACTTTGAGTGGTATGATGCTACGAATGCAGCAGGGCAGCCATATAAACGCGACCATAAGAATCGTTCTTTAACATTTGCATATTCTAAACTAAAGATACCTAAAGAACTAATTCGTTCTGAACACAATCGCGGTATCTATTTTGCACCTTTGTATGATAAGACTTGTGAATTTCTTCGCGGTGAAGATGACGGTAAGAATATGAAAAAGTTGTTTGATACTAACATTGAAAGCATAAGTAATATTTGGAAGAACAAACATGCAAAAGGTCGTATAGGTTTTCTAAAGAAAAAAGGTAGAGTTTCTACCGAATCGTTGTTCTATGATGATCTTACTGTACTAACTTGGGAAGAAGCCAAATCTAAATATTTGCCTCAAGTTGGTCGTTAATCTGTTATACTTGTTTTAATGCGGTGAGTCCGAGACACCCTATCCCAATAGGTAGAAAGGTTTAACTCCTTTTAACCGCTCCAACTCTTTGATTCCATTGAGTTTTTTAAAGTGCTTGACAATCTTCAGTAATACTGCTACAATGTCGTTTCTTAATACACAGAGGCATTGAAATGTTTACAGTAGAATCTAAATCTCAGTTAGCACGTTTGATGGCTAATGAAAACATTCTAGTTGAACATCGTAATGTTCCTACGGCAGGATTCTTATTAGATAAACGCACATTGATTTGTCCTATTTGGAAAGATATGTCTGGTCATCTTTATGACCTATTGTTAGGACATGAAGTTGGACATGCACTTGAAACACCTGAAGAAGGCTGGCATGATGCTGTTGTGTCTGATACACGACCCAATTTCAAAAACTTTTTGAACGTTGTTGAAGATGTTCGTATTGAGAAAAAAATCAAACGGCGTTATCCAGGTCTCCGTAATTCATTTGTTACGGCATATCGTGAATTGTTTGAACGTGATTTTTTTGGTCTAGAAAAACGTAATATTCAAAAATCATATTTGATCGACCGTATTAATGTACACTTCAAACTTGGATCTAATATTGTCATTGAGTTTACACCAGAAGAACAAAAATATGTTGATATGGTTGAAAACTGTGAGACATGGAAAGATGTAGTTGCTGCCGCTGAAGCACTATACAATTATTCAAAAATAGAACAAAATAAAACACCATCCTCTGAGACTGATAAATTCTCCCTATCTGATGAAGAAGGTGATGGTGAAGAAAGTGATAATTTTAGTTTTGATGAATCTGAAGATGAAACTGAATGTGAAAGTCTTCAATCAAAAGATTCTGATTCAGATGAAGAATCTGATGAAAATGTTGAAGAAGATGGTTCAAAAATCAATCGTGATAAAGAATCACAACCCTCTACTGAATCACCGCGTTGTTTAAGTGATGAAGAGTTCCGTAAACGTGAAACTGAATTGCTTGATGAAAAATCAAAACCATATATCTATGCAAACATTCCTAAACCTATCTTAAAAAATATTATTGTTTCTGCTAAAGAATGTAATGAAGAAATTTCAAAATATTTTAAAGAACAATATTTTTATTCTCCGGCTGAAAAAAATATCACAAGTGAAAAATTACTTACTGATTTCAAAAACAATAACGAACGTTACATTTCAATGCTTGCAAAAGAATTTGAGATGCGTAAAGCAGCTAATTCTTTTTCTAAACGCCGTGTTTCAGAAACAGGTGACATTGATATCAGCAAGATGTATCGTTATAAATTGGATGATAATATCTTTCGCAAGATGATGCATGTTCCAAAAGGTAAATCGCATGGTTTAGTGATGTTACTTGATAAGTCTGGTTCAATGCAACGAAACATGGCAGGTGCTATTGAACAAATTTTAGTACTGGCTTCATTTTGCCGTAAAGTAAATATTCCTTTTGTTGCTTACGGGTTTACAAATAATTCACGTTCTGTAGAAAACATTGAACCTTGTTTTTCAACAGAAGTGGGAGAAATCGGAATGCGACATTTGAAGTTGCGTGAAATGATTTCTTCCAAAATGAAATCTTCTGAATTCACCGAATCAATGAAGAATTTATTGCGAGTGAAGTTTCAACATGAATTGCAATCTGCTAGTTTACCAGAAGGTGAAGGCCTTTCTAACACACCTTTAAATGAGGCTTTAGTTGCAGTAAAACCTCTGATTGAAGAACATAAACGCAACTTCAATTTAGATATTGTAAATTTAATTATTGTGCATGATGGCGATTCTGATACGAATTCATATGTCAATAAATCCGTTGGCTTTTCACAAGATTCTGATGTATTCATTAAAGATCCACAAAGTAAATTACAAATTAAACTTGAAAAATCTAACCGTGGTCTCACTGTTGCATTGATGGAATACATTACTAAAACTACTGGCGCTAAAGTGTTAGGATTTTTTATTGTTGAACGTAGCCGTGATATCAGAACAGCACTCTACAATTATTATCGTTGTAATGAAGGTGGTAGTTTTAAATATAAAATTGGAAAATACTACAACGATGAAAATAAACTTTATGAATTGAATCTAAAAATCCGTAAAGAAAAATTTATTGAATCATATACCACGGGCTATAACAGATTCTTCATTATTCCCGGTGGTAAAGATTTGAAAATTGATGATGAAAATGTAACTATTGAAGGTAAAGTTACCGCTATGAAACTTGCTTCGGCATTTAAGAAAGTGAATAAAAAACGTCATGTTAGCCGTATGTTGGTCAATCGCTTCATTGATATCATTGCAAAGCATTGATTTTATTGAGTTTTTTTAGTACTTGACAAAGTGGTGAAATACTGTTATAATTTATATTCCTTAATGTGAGAGGTAACTATATCATGGCACGTAAAGAAAATCGTAATTTGTTTTTGAATGCACTTGTTAATACTGGCAAAATCAATGTCACTAAGCAAGAAATTATTGATTTGTGCGAACAAATTGGAGTGAATATTCCTTACTGGTATATTAATGATGATGTGAATCGTGTATCACGCGGTGTTTATAAAGTTATTGGTGCTAAACAATCTATGCCGGCAATTGAAATGACGGCTCAGGTAATCCCTATGAAACGTATTGAAAATGTTGTTACTGACCTTGAATCAGAAAATTTAGTACCTAAAGCATATAAAAATTATGTGCCGTTTGGTAACTATGATGATTTGTTGCAAGTGATTGCATCAAAACTTTTTTATCCTGTTTTCATTACCGGTCATTCTGGTAACGGTAAAACTATGTCGGTTGAACAAGTTTGTGCTAAACTTGGTCGTAAATTCGTTTGTGTGTCTATGACACCTGAAACTGATGAATCAGACCTGCTTGGTAACTTTGTTTTGATTGATGGACAAATGGTATGGCGTGACGGTCCTGTGACTGTTGCAGCCCGTCAAGGTGCAGTCCTGTGTATTGATGAAGTAGATTATGGTGCTCAAAACCTTGCAGCACTTCAACGTGTACTTGAAGGCAAACCATTCTTATTGAAAAAGAAAAATGAAGTAGTGACACCTGCTGAAGGTTTTACTATCGTTGCTACTGCAAATACAAAAGGCAAAGGTTCTGAAGACGGTCGTTATATGTTTACTAACGTACTGAATGAAGCCTTCCTTGAACGTTTCCCTATGACGATGGAACAGGATTGGGCACCACCTTCAGTTGAAAAGAAAATTATTCGTAAAGAACTAGAATCTGTAAACCGTGCAGATGATACTTTTGCCGATAATTTAGTTACTTGGGCAGAAGCAATTCGCCGTACTTTTGATGATGGTGGTTGTGATGAAGTGATTTCTACTCGCCGCCTTGTGCATATCGCAAAAGCATACGGCATTTTCGGTAATCGCGTTAAAGCAATCAATTTCTGTTTGAATCGTTTTGATACCGATACGAAAATTTCTTTCGTTGACTTGTATAGTAAAATTGATGCGGGTGTAAATATTACAAATACTACTACCGAGCAAACTGAGACTGTAAAAGTAACAAGTGAAGAAATTCCTTTCTAATTAGTTTTCTCCATTAGACCCACAGGTAATCGTGGGTCTTTTTTTAACTTTTGCCTGTAAAACTATTGACATGCAAGTTTTGATAGTATAGAATGCATACTAATTTGAGTGAAGAGCCGCCTCTCAAATGATTATTTAAAAGCGGCTTATTTTTTATGAGGTATTTCGTAATGTCAGTTAAAGAAAAAATCTTAAAGTTTCTTTCAAAGAAAGATGGTTACAACACCTTAACAACCAAACAGGCTCGCGCCCGTTTTGGTATCAGCAACGTTTCTGCCCGCATCAATGAGTTGCGTGATGAAGGATATGCCATCTATACCAATCGCAAGACCCTTGCTGATGGTCGTACCATTTCAGTGTATCGTTTAGGTACACCAAGCAAGAAAGTTATTGCTGCTGGTATCGCCGCTCTTCGCAAGCAGGGCGACCGCGCTTTTGCCTAAAATAGTTTAGGAAAAGCATAGAAGAGGCGATACATATAATAGTATCGCTTCTTCTTTTTTTATATGGGTTAATTATGGAAATTCAAGTTAAAGTAGATGAGTTGAGAAAACATAAACTGTTTGTCGCAACACCAATGTATGGTGGCATGGCACACGGTCTATATGTTAAATCAGGATTAGACTTACAGTCAACGATGAGCCGTTATGGAATTGAAACTAAGTTTTCTTTTCTATTCAACGAATCATTAATTACTCGCGCAAGAAATTATCTTGTTGATGAGTTTCTACGCACAGACTTTACACACTTACTCTTTATTGACTCCGACATTCATTACAATCCACAAGATGTAATTGCACTTCTTGCATTGGATAAAGATGTTATCGGTGGTCCTTACCCTAAGAAATCTATCAATTGGGGTAACGTAGCAGAAGCAGCACGTAAACATCCAAACATGGATCCAAAAGATTTAGAAACACTTGTTGGTGAATATGTTTTCAATGTGGTAAAAGGAACGAAAACGTTTAGCGTATCTGATCCACTTCAGGTCATGGAGATTGGTACAGGTTATATGCTTGTTAAACGCCATGTGTTTGATAAGATGAAAGATGCTTATCCAATGATTCGTTACAAGCCAGATCATGTTGGTCAAGCTAACTTTGATGGCTCACGTTA